GGTCAGTCTGCAGATATAATATCTAGTGAGGCATTTAAAGATGCATCAAGAGTTGCACAAGAATATTTACAAGGGCAAACAGGTGCTAACATAGCTAAATATCGAACAGATGATTTTGGAAGATTTGAAAGCGGTAGAGACAGAGATCTTAGAAGACGAAGAATGCAAGAAATGTCTAACATAATGCCAAGAGATTTTTTAACAGAAAAAACATCTGATTTATTAGATCGTACACAGTATTTAAGATCACTTGGTTATGACGTATCGACTAAAGATCTAATGGCAGAACAAGACATGTTAAGATCAATACCATTATCCAAAGCTGCAGAAATATATAGCCCTGAACAAGTGTATGGCACACAAGGTAAATTTGCAGGCGGTGGTATTGCAGGACTATCTGGTGGTATAGATAAAGGTCCACAAATAAGATCCATGAATCCTGATTCACAAGGGTTGCGATCATTAAAAAATCGTGTTAGAAACTTATAGGAGTATATATGGCAGAAATAGACAAAGGACTCCCGAACACTAGAACTAAATTAGATATCCCTTCGGAAGAGGAGATAGCAGAAGAAGTTGCCGTTCAGGAACCAGAGGAACAAAAAGGACCAATAGAAGTTATACCAGAAGAAGATGGTGGTGTAACATTAGACTTTGAACCAGGATCGATTAATGTGCCTGGAACCGAATCACACTTTGATAATCTTGCAGATCTTTTACCAGACGATGTATTAGAACCGATCGGCAACGAGATGACCCAAAACTACATGGACTACAAAAGTTCTAGAAAAGATTGGGAACAAGGTTATATTCAAGGTTTAGATCTTTTAGGATTTAAATACGAAAACAGAACAGAACCGTTTCAGGGAGCATCAGGTGCAACACACCCGGTGATGGCAGAAGCTGTTACACAATTCCAAGCACAGGCTTACAAAGAATTACTACCGAGTGATGGACCGGTCAGAACACAGATCATCGGTGTAAAAAACCCTGCAACAGAACAGCAAGCACAACGTGTAAAAGATTTTATGAATTATTTGGTTATGGATCAGATGAAAGAATACGAGGCTGAGTTTGATTCTATGTTGTTTCATCTACCACTGGCTGGATCAACATTTAAAAAAGTTTACTATGATGTAAACCTGGGACG